CATTGCTTTGAAAGCCATTAGATTGAAATGCGCTAAACATTACGCCCACACTACTCGCGGATTAGTTGGATGCACCACATACTGCTCAAGCCCTGATACATCAAAGTCTACATTGATTAGCCGGACATTAATGTGCCAGCCTTCAATTGATTCAATTTCGCCGACTTCCCATAGCGCGTAGTCGTGTCCACCTTGTGACGGATGCTCTACACCATCATCGTCAGTGTAAGTTATGCCGGCATCCGATAGAGCTTCTAGGGCTGTGGGTTGGTCAGGGAATTTGTAAAATATATCTATCATTTTAAAAGCTCTTGAGTAGCTGTTGCTGATATTTCTTTAGGTAAAAACACTAATCTTTTGACTGTTGAGGTGGAAACAATATCAACAAAGTTTCTAACTCGGCAACCAATTCCAATTTGTACTTTTGGAGTTGTTGCATTTATATCTACCGAGGCTCTGCTCTCAAAATAACTAGAATAAGGGCTTAAATATATTGCTGCTCTAGAAGAGGTATATGCTGTGCTAATGGTATATTGACCAGATTGAAATTCTCCAACAGCTCCATAATTTCCAGCATAAGTTGCAAAAAAACCACGGTGGTCATACCTGAACAAACTTATAAAGCCTCCAGAGGTTCTGTCACCTAAACTTAAAATTGTAGATTCAGATGAAGCTCCAGTGTATTGTCTTACGCCAAAAGTCATTGCTATTGCAAATTTTGCTGGATTAAAAATGTTTTGCACATTGTTATCTACTGTAGCCACATCCGCACTTCTCGTAGCCGTAGCCGTAGTAGTCAATATCGGTGTCGTTACATAAGCCCCATCCTCCACCTGCCCATAATCCATAGCCACCGCATCGCCACTCACTGCGAGCTTAATGCCTACAGTAGGGTTAGTCACCGTGCCTGATAAAACAATCCTGCGCCATTCTGTGTCAGATAAATCCACCGTTGAATAGGTAGTGCCATTGAGAGATACTTGAACATTGCCTGTGCCTGTAATGCGTTTGAGATACACACTCCCTGTGCGTGAGCCTGAAACTAGTGTAATCGTTTGTATACAAGTGCCATCGTTAGCCGTAGCTGTCAGAGATGATGCTGCGTTAGCTACACCATCTACCCCTGTTTGGTCTTTGGCTGCTGTAACGTTAGTTTTAACCCATGCTGCGTCTGTAGCATCCCTGCACCATAGAATACGGTTAGTGCGAGCTTCTTCGATAAGCAAGCCGTTGGATGCAGGGTTGGCGGCTAGGGGGGTGGATGTTGTTGGCTGGGCTATGGGTTGGTAGGTTGTTGCTGTATCGCCTAGTTCTAGTTGTGCGCCCCAAAGTAAAGTTCCGCTCGAACCATCTGCCAAATAATTAAATACGTTTTGATTTTCTTGAGGGTAAAATCTAACAGACCCTGCCGTTGTTGGACCTGTTATTCTATACCACCCACTGCCAACAGCATCTATTGTACATTGCGCTGAAACATCACTCGTCCCTGACCTGTTGCCTGCAAAAAGAACACCAGAGCTTAGATTTACCTGAACAGAGCCACCCCCTAATTGAATTTGTAGCCAGTCATAGCCTGCCGATTTTGCATAAACAGAAAGCCGACTAGTTTCTGTAATTACATCTGATACTGTTCTATTTGCGTGATGTTCTGCTGATATAGCAGTTGGAATTAATTTATCTGCTGTAATTGTTCCATCGGGAGCATTATCAAAATTAGCAGATACAGTAAGACTAAATTTACTCCAATAAGCATTATCAAACTGCTCCGTATAACTCAACAAATTCTTTTGCGCCACCACCACCGTACTCGCCCAATCAAATCTAGGCTGCCCGATGTTAGTGGGGAAGTATTCCGTAGCAGATGAGCCGAGTTCTAGTTGTGCGCCCCAGATGAAGATGCCTGATTCGCCATCGCCAGCGTAAGTCGCTACAGCATCGGCAGTGGTCATTCTTATTAGCCAATTTGACGAGGAAGTTGTAACCGTTCTACTAATAGAGCATCTATACCAACCATTGCCATCAGAAGATATATTTGCACTTATTCCAGCACTTACATCGCCAATAGTTCCTGTTGATAGATTAAAATATGCGTTTCTAGCAACCCCTCCATCATCCGTTACCAATCTAAGCCATTCCCTCTGTGAGGCTTTTGCATATATTGAGAAAACGTAAGTTTGACCTATTGTTTGACTTATTAAACGAGAAACACCGTGCGCCCCATTGCTTGTGTCCTCTTGAATAAAATCTGCTGTATTTGTACTATCTATCGCAATTTCTACATTAGCAACTACAGTAGCATTTGTTTTCGTCCATGCCGCATTATCAAAATCCTGCGGAAACGTCAGCAGATTATTCCCTAGCGCACCTTGATTTGCATGAAAGCTTAACGTGCCATCAGGCTTAACGTAGTTACCATTACTCGCCCTAGTAAACGTCACCGCATCCATCGACCTGCCTTGCCCGATGCCACGAACAAAGCCACGGTCATTAGCGAAGTCTAGGTCTAGCGTTGCGCCTTGTGCTGGGAATGTATCAGTCCATGCAGCATTGATGAGCTTCTTACTTAGGTTTGGCCCACGAGTTAAACCTGCCTGAGTCTTAGCATCGGAGTTGGCTCTTACACCTTCACCGAGTTTAGCTAGTCCACCAGAGCCAGTCCGTTGAGCGTCAAGCATTGATGCCAATTAATATTCCTCTATAACCGAAGTAACGTTAATCTGTGTGCCAGCAGTTACCGCAGGGACAGATACCGCAATTTTTTGCCCAGCCTTTAGTGGGATAACTCTCTTACCGTTAGCATCATAAACAGCAGATGGTATTAGTGTGCCGCCAAGTAAATCAATAGCAGCGGCGGTGCCGTTATCGCCAGAGCGTAGTGGGATGTTTACTGCACCGATTAGGATCGGTTGAGCATCTGTTGATACAATCCATAACGACATCACCCTTGCAGCTGTGTCAAACGATGCCACATTAATAGCCTTCACAACAGCGTCATTGCTGGTAGCCGTGTAAAGCTCTTTGTATATCTCTACCCGCAAGTTCCAAGTAGCATTGCTAGAGCCTGTATCAACCGTAGCGGCGTTACCTGTCGCTGTTGGGGTAACTAGATAATCGCCACCTGCCGCAATCAATGGTTGCCCGATAATACGGCTGTCAGTAACTTCAGCAGTCCATGAAGCTGCAACGCCGCCTGTCTGAACTGTGCCAGCCGCCGCAGTAAATGTGCGAGTGCCAGCCGTTAAATTGTTACCGTTGTTGTTTGTTGATACAGCTACCACACGCAGTTTGTCAGATGAAAAGAAGTCAACATAGACGTTGTTAGAGGTTCTGTGTAAAATTAAGGTCTTGTGATTTAGGCATTTTATAGTCCCATTAGAAGTATTTTAGCAACATTATTGCTGGTAACNTCAGCCGCAATAGTAGCAGTCGATACGCCGTTGATTGTGCCNCCTGTGATAGTTACGTTGTCTGCATCTTGCTCTGCCATTGTGCCGAGNCCAGTTAAGTCGTGGTCATCGTTCCAATCGGAAGGGAGAACTATATCAGCAAGCGTAGTGCCTGGCGCAAAGTTGCCAGCNGTAATCTGNGCATCTAGGTCAGCTTGAGTCCAATCAATGACACCATTGGTCTTTAGGTGCTTAACTATGATAGCCATTAAACGACCCCTTGAACCTTACCAGACTGATCTCTAACCACTTGNTTAGGNCGGTTGATAGTCTCAATCACTTGACGCTGATTCTCAGACTGTTGAGCAACTAACAAGGCCATGTTGTTGTTGATAGCTTCAATCAGTCCAGTCAGCGCGGAACTAGGCTCNGANATNCCGTCATCGTTCAGGTTAGTAAAGCCTTCCATGTTTGCGCTGTTGATTGTCATTGACGTCTTGCGAATATCATTAGAGGCGTTAAGCTCTGCAATCATACGCTTAGTTTCCTCTTGCAGTTTAGTTTTCCACTCATCCAACTGCATCTGTTGTTGTTTAAGCTCAAGCTCGGCAGCCTTCTGTGCATTGTCNGNTTGNACCTTCATCGCATCAATCTCTTTTTGTGCCTCAATCATCTTCTCTTCAATAGANGGNTNTGGTGGAGGTGGAGGCGGTGCGTCAGCAGGGTTAGTCCAGAACTCTTCTGGGTTTTTGAAGCCAGCATTCTGCGTTAACTTAGCCAAAGCGTTGTATATTTTATCAGGCGAAGTAATGCCGATTTGTATAGCTTCTTTCTGCATCTGTAATATAGTGGTTAGGTGCATAAGCTGTTGGTCTTTATTGCCAGCACCNAAGCCTACTGAGATAGATAAGTCTTTACGGTTCTTCCAGCCACGAGGNTCAACCTCNACCCATTTGTTACGCAATCTAATGACATCAGGCTTGGTGTAGTTCATGCGTACAAGACGATGCACAAGTAAGAACAAGTCTTTAACGCCTGTCTCAGCAAAGGTTCTTGCTACCAATTCNATGCGTTGCTGTGCCGCAGACATGATTTGCGCTACGCCTGAAGCTGTTTTATTTAGCGAGTTGGAGTCTAGCCCTTGGTTGTAAGCTGTAACGCCTGTGCGCTTCTCTTTCATCGAATCCATATATTCGACTAGCGAGTAAGCAGTNGGCGGNAATGGTGGATGAGACAAAGGCATAATCGCTGACATTGGATCGCCTTGAGTTCTTACAATACCACCTGGTCGTGATTGCAACATATCGTCAAGGTTTACACGGTCACTGATAGCGTATCTGCCGTTGTTNGCAAGATACATATTATCTAATTGACCACGAAGCAATGTGGACTTGATTAATTGGATGTCCATCGTAAGGTCAGCGTATGAGCGACCAATGTGACGGTGCGGCATAACCATTGGGGTNATGGATGCAAAGGGAACTATCTCNGACTTTTCTTTGTAGATAATCTCATTGCCGATAACAACATAACGCCAGCGTTCATTGTCCACTAGGATGTAAGTGTCTTTAACTAACAGCTCATCCATCTCAACAGCGCGGTCATACTCTTCTGAGTAAATGTCACGAGCATTAGANTCTTCATCCCAGCCTTGCGTTACATCGGACTGGAGTTCTTTGGCCTTTTGCTTTGATATGTTGAATGTCTCAGCAACAGCAGCACGTTGCATATACTCACGGTGCTGAACAAAGCGTGACTTCTGTAAGCAAGTGCCAACTGTATCAACAGACACCAGCATGTTCTCTGGTGCTACGTTGCAAATCTTAACTTCGCCGTTAATCTCTCTGACTTCAATCTTTACGTTGTGCAGCATNGGCNGTTGAATCATTGATGGGTCAGCGCCTTGCATCATTGCTTGCTGCATNAACTCTTCCATGTTAACGGAAGGGTCNGGGTAAGACTCAATCTCTTTAATCTCAATCTTGTCATCTGAGGCCATCATCTGCAACTGAGCATCAGTTATGCCTTCATACTCTTCTTNTTCTACAGATTCATCTTCTTCGTAATAAACCTTAACGTAACCGTTCTTGCTTAACAGAGCGTCCTTGAACCAAACATAGAACACTTCAAAGCCGTTGTTCTTTTCCATCACCACNTGATTGATGTAATCAGTCTCTTGCTCGGCTTCTTGCTGATCCTCTGCGCTTTTAGGTGAGAACTCAACAACCTTGTCACCAGAGACAAANACCTTTAGCAACTGAGGCAGCGCAGACTCGATAGTATCTTGAACGTCATAGCTTACNACTTGAGATCGTCCATCGATTTCATTGCCGAAAGGCTCACCCAAGTAAAAGTCAATGGCACGNGCGCGTTGGTCTGACAGTTCGGAGTCATTAACGCCATAGGCGATGTTCTCNTCTTGCTCTATCTTGTATAGGATTTCTTCATCACGCATTTACAGTTCTCCTGCGCCCACGCTTAGGCTTTTCTGGTGCTTCGTTGACTTCAACCTTGCCCTTTAATTGCATTTCAATAGACGCGGCTTTAGATTGTAGTTCTGCGATGCGTTGCCTAATCCTGCCAAGTTGCTCTTCAAGTTTAATCATACGATTCCCATGTTTGTATATTTAATAGGCTTGCTGCTCATTGCGGGTTTATAGCCCATAGCAAAATATCTTGCAGCGTCAGCACAGTGAGATGACCAGTCATGCTCTGGAGTATTGCTGAATCCACCAAGTCGCTCATTGGCTCGCCAGTGATAATAGCGAAGTGAATCAATCCCAGCTTTGCACTTGTCATAGTCAAAGAATATACGAGGCAACATCATGCGTAATGCGTTGATGCCATCCTCTACCTTATGCTGCGGCACTACTTGAAAGTTAATACCNAAGTTTCTAGCTATCTCTATTCTTGACGTGCCAGAGCCAAACTCTCTTACCTGTATATCGTGAGGGGCGTAGTGTGTGCCGTAGTTGTAACCTTTAGAACTAAGCACGCCAGCGTAATGCCCTAAACCTTCGCCACTGTTCTCGTAGTAATCTATAGCGCGAATCTCATTGCCTATAATCTGCCAGAACCAAATAGCAGTAGAATCACCTACACCTAAGTCCCATGATGTATGAACTGGCAACATGCCGTCATAGTGGAACTTGCCTATCTGCTCGTCTTTAATATACTTGTTATAGATAGCGCCTTGAATCGCTGCGTCAAACGAACATTCAAACTCTTGCTGGTATTGGTCATCAGTCAATAGCTTTTTAGCGTCTGATAATTCAGCAGGGTCAATGATGTTTGTTTCACTAGCCTTTAACTCTTCGTAGAACCAGGCATCGTCTTGCCTTGCGTTCTCTCTTAAATCGTAGAACTCGTTATGTCCTTTAGGCGTGCCGATAAATACAGCCCAGCCCATACGATCAGATAATGCTGGCCTTAACACTGCGCCCCATATTCCAGACTTCCAGTCACCATACTCATCAAGTATTACACCATCAAAGTATTGACCACGTAATGCATCTGCATTGTCAGCACCATACAACCTGATNCGTGCGCCATTGATTAACTCTACCCATAGCTCACTGGCATTCTTGTTTGTCATAATAGGATGAGCAAACTCTAGCAGGTAAGCCCATGCAACTGACTTAGCCTGTGAGATAAATGGTGCTATGTAAGCGTATTGTGCTGCCTTCTTGTTCTCAGTGATAGCACGCTTAATGATGTCGTTGATACAGGCCACNGTCTTACCAGCTCTACGGTGAGCAACCATCAATGCCCAGCGTTGCTTTCTATTATGGAAAGGTTTGAACTGATTGCGCGTGGACTGTANGGTAACTCTATGACTCTTGCTTCCACTTAACAACTGTCTCAATAGGGTTCTCAGGGTCACCTGTTAGTTCAATAGATGAAAGGTCAGGCAGGCTCTTTCTAAGCAGTATTTCAATTGCTTTCATGCGAGATGCCGAAATGTCTGGAGCGTCATCAGTA